GCCATACGTTGCTGACTCATCGTTATTTATAACGCGAAACTATTCTCATTGTAGTCTAATTGCAGATTACCTCTTCTCAAAAGACCTCCCATCGTTAATACCATCGAATCAACTGCGTCATCATGTTGTGAATGACCAAAGTTCAATAGCTCTTCTTCAAGAATGTTCCACTTACGCCACTTGTTCCATACAACTCGTTTGTGTTCGTAGAGACCTAGGACACCACGTAATCTTGCAAGCTTGTCACCTTTGAAACCTTTCACTGGTGAGCAGTGCAAGTTATACAAAGCACGCTGTTCGAACATCACTCGTTTGAAGTCTCCTTCAAATGATGTCTGATACGCAACTGCTTCTGGCCATATGATGCATGGTGACATCGTTGGGAACCATTGACCTTCTTCATTCTCTACCAAGATGTTCCAATCGCTCAGCATTTCACATAGGACATCCATCTTCTCTAGGTTGCCCATTGTTCGTGATCTGCGCTGATCAATCAGATAGATCTTGCCATCCTTGATTCCACCAAGTGTCATGACAGTCCAGTCATTCTTTTCACTCAGGCCAGCACTCAAGTCAATACCTACGCCTAGGCAGTCGTAATCTTCTGGCACGACACCTTTGCAGATCAGCTCTGGTGAGATACCAACGTCTGCATTCCGTACTGCAGTATTGAGATACTGATATGCAAATGCAACACGGTCCTCATTCTTTCGTTCATTGAGATACTTCATTGACCAGAACTCTGGCCAGTAACTTCGTTGTCTGCCGTCATCGTCAGTGATGACAGCTTTCTGAATTATCTGTTTCCAATTGTTCTTGGGGACAAAGAGTGTCGCGTGAATATCGTCAAAGTGGAAGCGGGTTCCCAGACAGATAGCCCTAGCTCCTTGGAACATCGTTGGTGCGATAACGTTAGACCACGTCTGCTCCATCTCACGGCGAATATCTGGGTTGTTGATCGAAGCGGCAGATTTGATAGGGTCATCAATAAGCACCAGCTGCGATCGTTTAGAGGTGATTGCACCTTTGAGACCTCCACACGCAATTGTAAAAGCTTCTTCACCTGCTGTGTCAATCCCTGCAAAGTCATAATCAATACTCCAGTATTCGTCCGAACGTTTAACTTTTGAGAGCCTTACCATTGGGAAGACTTCTCTGTACTTATTGCTAGTCAAGATACCTTTGATCGTTGCACTCTTTGCACGAGAGATATCAACCATGTAAGCAATATATAGTATACGCAACATCTTGCCTGCTGCGGTATGTCTACCAATCATCCATGCAGCGAATAGTCCCAGCACTGTGGATTTAGCAGAACCACGTGGTGCAAGGATTGCAGTATTGGGACCACCAATCCCCATCAGCACTTCACTATCTACACCAGTACATAACTCTGCATGCCACTCCAGCATATGATTAGCAGGAGCTTTACCCATGAATACACAGAAGTCTTTGAAGTCGTCCCTTGCTCTTAGTACTTCTGGTGATGGTGGTTTAGTCGTTACTTTAGTTGCCGTCATTAATGCTGAACGACGGTAGGCTGAGGCTACGCTTGCAATTGCCATATAGTTAGTACTTTAAATTAAGTCTAACGGAATGTATCTGTCCCCATGCCTAAGTAGTCTCTTGCATTACGCAGGATTGCACTATGCTCCATACGCTTAGTCTGTCCTTGTAACTTACGTCTATTGATACGACCTTGTGAATCAGAGTTCTTTAGTGACCTGTCATTCTGTCTAGCTCTGGCTTTAGCAACAGCTCTATTTCTTTTGTCATATTGCCTACTAATACCGTAAGCATTACGCATTCCAGCCATTGTCTCTTGTGCATCAATGGCACGAGCGTCAGAGAAATATAAATCTTCTAGTGAGCCACCAGGCATTGATGGCATGCGTTTTGCAAGTGTTCCTTCTAACCGAATAGTTCCAGTAGTTGCATCCTTCATTACAGGAAGCTCAGCCATTTCTAGATCAGGTCTGAACCTTGATGGCATCTCCCTTGGAATATCCATAGGAGCAGTGACAGGTGCGCCGTACATTATGCGTTACTCAACTCGCTGTAGATCTTGGCCCATACAGCATTGATTGCATTCTCAATAGGTTCAGCAAACTGTGGGTCATCTTTGAAGATGCCTGTGAGTTCACGCATCACACGGTCAGCACCAGCTAGGACTAGTCCACGTTTATCTGTCGTTCGATTCATCTTGTCCGACGTTTCGATGTGACTGCGGAGTTCTTTCTCCAAGGCAGCAAGGCGTGCACAACCGTTGTCAGCTTTGACTTCGCCTGAGGTAATCGCCATTCGCAACTCTTGTATATCGGAGTGGAGAGCAGCAATTTCGCTATTAAGAATTTCACGTCGGTTCAGCTTCTTGTACTTCATCTTCACCCAACGACTGAGATCGTTGAATGTACCTGGGTATTGAAGTATCCCTGCGTATACCCAAATTTCAATGATACTTGGAGTGACTTCAGCGAATTCTTTGAAGTCTTCACTGTCTGCAGCAGGCAGAGTATCTAGCCATTGATCAACGTAGGTCAGGTAGACCTTACCTGTTGTGGCTTCTTTTGTAGGCATCAGAATGCCCTCGCAGTAGCACGACTACGTGCAGCCTGACGGTTTTCCTTACCTGCTTCTAAGCGATCTGCATTGTTCTGTGTGCGTCGACCTTCATCACCTTGTTGCATAATTCCATATCGTTGTTGCTCACCTTGGACTACATAGTCAAGACGATTCTGTGTTCCAGTAGCAGCAAGTGTCTTACGTTGCTCATCACCTGAAAAACCAATCTTGGCCATATCGCGGATGTTCTGATTGTCTGCCATTTTGTCGGCATAATCAAACTGTGCGCCAGCGTTATATGTATCCTTTGTGATATCCCTTACACCTTGGTTCTCAGCACCTTGGTTGGCATACTCATAGTTATCAGCACGCTCTGTTGAATCTTTTGTTGTGTCTCTGATACTTTGATTCTCCTGCATCTTATTACCGAACTCAAATTGAGTTGCAGATGCTGTTGTATCTTTAGTGATATCTCTTACATTTTGATCTTCTGCGAAACGGTTCTGGAATTCAAACTGTCCGCCCATGTTCAACATACCTTTGTTGAACTCATCATTAGCCAAGGCACCTTTATTACGCAGCTCTAGGTCAGCAGCGTGGGTCATATTCCCCTTGGCAACGCCTGACTGTGCATAAACCATATCTTTAGCAAGACTGGCGTCAAATCCTGACTGCACCATATTTGCTTGGAAACTATTCTTTTGGGCTCTTCCCTCAGAATCATCTGCACCAGGTTTGTAACCATAGAAGTCATCCATGATTCCCTGAAAGTTAAACATCCCCTTATCGATACTCATATCTATTAAACTGGGTTCTGATAGTTACTAATATTCTATCTATTCTTTCTTCTACAATAGATAGGAGTATCTGAATTAGATATATGACCCGATTTGCATCTTTTGGTGGTAGTAATACAGGTGACTACGCAGCAGCAGGTAAATCTGTTGCAGATAGTGCAGCTAAGACGTTTGCTATCCAACGTAAATCAGGTCCTGATTACGGTGGCTTGTCTGAAGTTGCAATGAAGACAAATTCAGCAGAAAGAATATCTGCAATGAAGGCATCTAAAAAAGTATATGAGAAAGCCGTTGGTGCGTATTCAGATGTAACTCAAGCTGGTCAAAAAATAGCAGTATTTAACAAAAAGAATGAAATTGATCTTAAACAACGTAAAGCAGGTAATCTCGCAGCTATCGGTAAAATTGCAGGGGCTGGATTCCTTGCAGCTACCGACAATACCAAAGGTAGGGAGAGACCTAAGTCGAATCTCCAAGGATTACTTGACACGTATAACTCCGACATGGCTGGACTTAAAGACAGGCAGCAAACTGAGTTTGATGCTATTGGTCCTTATAAACCCACCGAGCCCACATCAACAGGAAGTGACGCTGGGAAAGTAACAGAAGGGAGCACTAATGGCTCCCAAGGTTTGTCTGGAACAGACCTAAGTGGCGAACAATTTGATATGTCTAAGCTGACGCCTAAAGATTTTGATGATATGGCATTTGCTATCTCTAGTGAAGCTCAGTTAGGATGTCTAAGCTGACGCCTAAAGATTTTGATGATATGGCATTTGCTATCTCTAGTGAAGCTCAGTTAGGCACTGATGATGAGTATGGGGTAGGAGCGAATATCTTGACTAGACTGCAGTCAGGTAATTACGGGTCTAGCGTTAATGCAATTATTAATGCTCCTGGTCAGTACGAAGGAGTATATACAGGACGTTCTGTAGCGAGTCCTGAAATTTCAGCTCGTTTGCAGTCACCAGAAGGGCGTAAGAAATTACAAGAAGCTATGCAGAGGTTAGGAGGACGTACTGAATTTAAAGGACAAACGATGCTAGGCAATCGTGTAGCTGCTGAAGATCCTATGTTTAGCCCTGGAGGTAATTTTTACCACTTTGCTGGACAGTAATTAGAGACTAAAGGCTCCACCTAGTGAGCCAAGCCCTGACATCAGCTGTGCAATTGCAGCACTACGCTTATCCATACGTGCAGTCTCTCGGTCATAATCCATACGTTTTTCAGCTAAGTCATTCTGCATAACCTGCATCTGCAGACTCAATGCATCACGCTTATCTCCACGCTCACTCTCGTGTCTACGGGTAAGTGCATTCTGTTCTGATGTATGAGCAAACTGTGCACTTTGTTGGTCACGGTTAGCTTGATTGTCTAGACGTTGCGACTCAAGCTGCGTTGAGAACCGATCGTTGGCTGCATCAATACCTTGCTGTCCAATTTCTAATGCTCTGCCTTGTGCACGGCTTTCTGCTTCGATTGTTTCTCCTAAGCGCTGTTGACGAGTTGCCTCAGTTTTAGCTTCTTGAGCAGTATTTATTCTGGACATTACGCCAGAAAGGCCTTCACCATAGTTTGCAAATCCACCACTTTGTTCAAATGGCTTTAATCCAGCTTTGACAGCTGCTGCTTGTATTTGAGGATTATTGTTTAATG